ATCAAAGCCGAATCTCAAGATGTAATGTCTGCTGAAAAGAAAAACATATTCCAAGATATGATTGAAGCTGACATGGTTGCTAAGGATTTCTTACAACTAACAAAAGATCAGTTTGGTATTGATGCGTTCAATGTTAACCCTGAAGAGCTTCCTGAGAATGACGAAGAGCTGTCATTATATATGCAACTTAAATATAAGCCATCTATAGAGATTGCTGAGGAAGTTGCTATTGATACAATTCTTAAAATGAATGACTTTCCTAAGGTTAAGAAGTTAGTTGACTACGATTTAACTGTTCTAGGAAAAGCAGCAATAAGACATACATTTCTAGTAAATGATGGATTGAAAATTGATTATGTTGATCCTTCCAATCTTATTCATAGCTACACTGAAAAGCCAGACTTTTCGGACTGCTATTATTTTGGCGAGGTTAAGCAAGTTCATTATACTGAGCTATTAAAAATAGATCCGAATCTTACTGATGAGCAACTTAATGAGATACGTAACGCTGCTTCAGCGTGGTATGACTATTTCCCTATTATCCGTAATTATCAAGATAGCGCATTTCTAAATGAAGTAGTTACATTACTTTATTTTAACTATAAGACAAGCAAGAAGTTTGTTTGGAAAAAGAAATTACTTGAGAATGGTGGTGAGCGAGTGATAAGAAAAGACGAGTCATTTAATCCTCCTACAGAGGAAGGAATGATGTTTGAAAAGATTGAGACAGTTAAGGATGTTTGGTACGAGGGCATTATAGTTGGTGGATCTAATATTATTCTGAAGTGGGACATGATGAAAAACATGGTACGTCCTAAATCAGCAACACAGAAAGCTCTTCCTAACTATGTGGTATTTGCTCCTAGAATGTATAAAGGAAACAATGAGTCATTAGTTAGACGTATGATTCCTTTTGCTGATCAGATACAATTAACGCACCTTAAATTACAACAAGTAATGGCACGCGTTGTTCCTGATGGTGTATTCATTGATGCTGATGGTATTAATGAAGTTGACTTAGGTACAGGCGAAGCATATAACCCAGAGGATGCATTAAAAATGTACTTCCAAACTGGTAGTGTTATTGGACGTAGTTATACACAAGATGGTGAGTTTAATAACGCTAGAGTTCCTATTCAAGAACTAAACTCAAACAGCGGCCAATCTAAAATGGCTGCGTTAATAGGCAACTATAATCACTATCTAAACATGATACGTGACGTTACTGGTATTAATGAGGTAAGGGATGGATCTACTCCAAATCCTGACGCTTTAGTTGGTGTACAGAAATTAGCTGCTTTAAGTTCAAATACAGCTACACGACATATATTAGAAGGAGGTCTACAGATGACAAAGCAGTTAGCTGACTGCTTATCTATTAGAATTGCAGACATATTAGAGTACGCTGACTTTGCTGAAGAGTTTGCAATGCAGATAGGTAAGTATAATGTTGCTATCCTTGATGACATTAAAGAACTTTATTTGCATAACTTTGGTATATTCATTGAGATAGCTCCAGATGAAGAACAAAAACAAATGCTTGAGGCTAATATTCAAATATCCTTACAGCAACAAACTATTGATTTAGAAGATGCTATTGATATTAGAATGATAAACAATATCAAGTTAGCTAATGAAATGCTTAAATTAAAGAGAAAGAAAAGAACTGAGCAGAAGCAAAAGGATCAAGAAATGCAGTTCCAGATGCAGATGCAAAGTAACATTCAATCTCAACAAGCTGCTGCTGAGTCTAAAGCTCAATTACTTCAACTTGAAGCTCAATCTAAAATCCAATTAAGAGAAGCTGAGATGAATTTTGCTGTTCAGCAAATGCAAGCTGAGGCTGCTATCAAAGCTCAACTAATGGAAAAAGAATTTGAGTACAACATGCAACTTAGAGGTATTGAGACAGATAACTTAATGAAGCGTGAAAAAAGTAAGGAAGAAGCTAAAGACAAGCGTGTTGACTTACAAGCAAGCAGACAGTCTGAGCTAATTAACCAAAGAAAGAATAACTTACCTCCAGTTAATTTTGAGAGCACAGAAGATTCTTTGGATGGTTTCGATTTAGAATCTTTTAGTCCTAAGTAATGGCATATATAGAACATAATTTCTTTCCATTAAAAGTATTCGTTAGAAATGAATACATGTATCAATTTAAGAAAGGTCATGGTGAATTTACTGAAGGCGTAATTATATCAGTAAGATGTATGCCTGGTCAAGCAGCACTTTTTCAAGTATTACTTGATAATGGTGTAATGAGAGATAAGCTCCCTAGTCATGCTTTACTTACTGAACCAGAGTTACCAGAGCCTGACTTACCTTTCCATTACTTACAGATATGGAATTGTTTCAGCTATCGTTTTACGTTAACGCAGTTGTCATACGTATATGACACAAATGTTGATGTGTACATGAAAGATAGACAATGGCATAAAGGAACTTACTACGCTACAATTAATTGGGGATCTAACGATATAAATACTGATATAACATTAGCTGAAGATCCATTAGAGCATAAATCACATCATATTATATTACTTGATAATGGTCAGATAGCATTGCAGCCAAATAACAGAGTGCGATGGTATGAGCCTTCATTTGTAACTAAAGAGTTTCCATCTAAGCCTGATTACTTAGTAAATAACGCTTGGTTTAATTGTGAAGGATTTGACAAGTGGCATACTGAAGATTCAGATGCTATGTTTTATGACAACGTAGACCTAGATTAATCGGATTTTTACCGATTATTTACTTGCCAAATTGCATGAATTTTTCCAGATTTGGCAACTGAATAAAGCTAAATATATTATACATTTGAGCCATATTTATATGCTTTTGCATAATATATTAGCCATTATTAGCAGTTTATACGTAATAAAATATAATTATTATCTTTGTAAAAATAAATTTAATCAAATGGAAGGAGAATTTAAAGTAAGAGCAGTGGACTTTGAAGAAAAGTCTGTAGCTGAAGTAGAGCAACAGTTGCTTGATGAGCACGCAGAGAAGACAGGAACGCCTGTAGAAGAAGCTCCTGTAGATACAGTAGTGATTGATACACCACCTGTTGTAGAAGAAACACCAATCGAACCTCAAGAGATTGAGATAGATGACAACAAAGTTCTTTCATATATTGGAAAAAGATATAACAAAGAGATTAGCAATCTTGATGAGTTATTTGAGCAAAGATCAAATAATGAGGAGTTAGATCCAGAGGTTGCTACTTATTTGAAATATAAAAAAGAGACAGGTCGTGGAATCGAGGACTTTATGAAGTTAAATAAAGACTATGATTCGATGGACCAAGATCAGTTGTTGTTTGAATATCGAAAGAATAGAGATAAAGATCTTGACGTTGACGATATTAGATTCGATCTTGAATCAGAGTTTGGATATGATGCAGACTATGATGACGAGAAAGAGATTAAGAAAAAACAACTGGCAAGAAAAAAAGAACTTACGAAAGCTAAGGAATATTTCAACGGATTAAAAGAACAGTACAAAGTTCCTCTTGAGTCAAGAGAATCTTTTGTTCCAAATGAAGAAAGAGATGCATACGAAGCTTACAAAAGTTATAAACAGAGCACGTCTCAAGCTGAAGAAGAGCAAGTAAAACGGTCTAAGTACTTTGCTGAAAAAACATCTGAATTGTTTTCTGATAAATTCGAAGGTTTCGGGTTTAGTATTGACGATAACAAGAAAGTAGTTTATAAGCCATCAGAACCTACGACTATGTTACAAGAGCAGTCAAATCTACAGAACTTTGTATCGAAGTTTCTAAACGATGAAGGCTACTTGAAGGACGCAGAATCTTTTCACAAAGCTATTGCAGTGGCATCAAACCCAGAGAAGTTTGCTAAATTCTTTTATGAAAAGGGTATGGCAGATGCGGTTGATAGTGTATCTAAAGAGTCTAAAAATATTGACATGACTCGTCAAGCTACACAAATCACACCAGCTCCAGGAATGAAAGTTACTGCTTTGGATGATGGTCGCACTGGAAGACTAGTAATTAAAAGTAAAAACTAAAAAAAACAAAAATGGCTGGAACATTAGCAGCGAGTCCAGGTGTAAACATTACACCTAGCTCAGTAAAGGCAACATTGCCTACAAACTACATTACAGATTTTAACTTCTTGAATCAGTATCTTCCTGATACTTATGAAAAAGAATTCGAGCGTTACGGTAACCGTTCTATCGCATCTTTCTTGCGTATGGTTGGTGCTGAAC